AAGGTATATTATGAGTTGTTGTATCTGAATTTCTTAATAATCTTATTGTTATTGTTTCTCCTTTTTGGATAATTGTTTCCTTTACGGAGGGACCAAAATCATCATTTACATACTCATCATCAATATATCTTATTATGCAAGCACTATTATCAAGATAGAATTGCATTTCTTGTATATAATTTGTATCTGGTATAGTTATAGCAGGTATATAGTCAGATATTTCATTACCTTCACACCTAAGTTCAACATCTACATAAGCAGATACTCCCAATACATCAGGTAAATCTATTTCTAAATCACTTCCTCTTAAATGTAAGTCTGCAGCTGTATGTATGTCAGGTCCATCAGGTATAAGATTTAATTCTGTAAAAGTTACGTAGTATTTTCCTGAAAAATCTTCTGGTTGACCAAATGATCTTCTGATTTGCATATATAGCTCAGGTTCATGAATAACTCTTTTTCTTCCTTCTTGTACTATATATACAGCATCCATGCCTGGATATTTAGCTCCATTTTCTCCTGCTATTAAATAAGCACCATCTTCATATATTTGGTCTGGGGGGTTATTTAATGTAGGTTCTTCTAATACTGCAAGTTCGTTTTCTTTACTATTTAGGGTTCTTAAAACTTCTGATATTTTGTTTTCTATCATTTTAATATAACTAGTTCTAACATATTCATAACTTTGGTCTATTAAACTTTTATGAGAATATTTTCCTCCTACAGGTATTTTATAAAATATGTTATGATATTTTGATAAGAATTCTTCTTCATTTATAGGAATTTTAGATTTAGTTAATTCATGAAAATAGATATCTTTTTTGCTCTTAGCACCTTTATTACTAAGAATTTTTCTTTCTAAATTTAAATTAACTTGTGAATCTTCATTTGCCATTATCTAACTACTTTAAAATAATTATTGTCATCATATATTGTAGTATTACCTTGTTCATCAATGTGTCTAATTAAAATACGATAATACCTTTCTGGTTGTAATCCTTTCATATATAATTTAAAATACATACCACTACTATCAGCACTTAATTTTGTGTAATTATGATCAAAAGGAATTACTTCTTCTTCTGTATAAGCGTCTCTTATACTATAATGGGAGGAAGTTGCAAAATATCCTTTATGTAAATAGTTTGAACTTGAAGCAAATTGTCTTGTAGGGTATTGTTTCCTTACATGAATGTTAAATTTAGTTTGACTATTTTGATTATATTCTTCTTTATTATTAATTAAACTTACTTGTAAAGGATCAGTTCCTAGTTTTGCAAAACTTGAAGTATAAGAATTAGGAAATGAAGAATCATCCCACTTAAAAGATAATCTTGGAGGATATATAGTATGTGTGTCTACAGAAAAATATTGCATTTCACCAAAACTAGAAGTAACATCTTCTTCTATAACATCTGGTTGTTTTAATAAAAATCCATGATTTTCTATTCCATCAGGAAAAGATTTACTTTCGTAGATACTTGAACTCCACAATTTAACTGTTGATGTTACATCCATATCTATATCTAACGATTCTCCTACTAAAAATTGTTGAGTTGCTCTCATATCACTACCTGTCCACCAATTTCCTCCCCCATCATCAATAGTTCCATTAAATAAAGTAGTATCAATAGATCCTGTAGTTCCTGCTATAAAAGAATCTTTATATCCTTGTCTTGCTGGAGATATAGAATTTGTTACTTGAAGTATATTTATAGCTCCTAAAATATTCCAGTTAAGCCCCGCAGGCCAAAGAATTTCATTAAAAGTTGTTGACATATCTACTTGACTTCCTGTAATTAAAGATACTACAGTTACTACATTATCAACATAAGATGCTGAAAAAGAAGCACTTAAGGGGCCTAATTCTCCAATTGTATAAGCAGTAGCTTTTGCTAATTCATTTGCAGACATAGAAGGAGATCCTACAGGATGGCTTCCTGATACATCTATACCTACTAGTGTGCCTGAAATATCAGTAATTGGAATTTTTAAATCACCCGCTCCAACAACACTACTTGTATAATGTAAAGTAAATTCATCTCCTGTTGTATTAAATAAATATATAGAACCTGAAGCACCATAAGCATCATATTGTAAACTTGAAGTATCAACCCCACTACCAGCTTCATTCATTAAATCATTAAAAGTAATTGCAGCTATTTCGGTTTGGCCTCCTATCCAAAAATCATCGTGTGATGAATTAAATCTATATATCCAACTAGCTCCATTTGAACTTGTAGGGATATTACTATATCTACCTGTACCTTCATCCCACGAAGAAGATAAAGCATATGCATTTAAATTTAGAGTCTGAATTATATTTCTAGGTTCTGCAGAATAAAGTTGAAGATTTACTTTAGTATTCGTAAAATTTTCCTGGCCTATAACATTTGAAATTACATTTGTTATTTCTTCATTTTTAAATTTTATTAAAGCTCTTGAGGGGTAATAAAAATCATTAGTTGTTCCTCTTTCTTTAACTATTTCTAAAATTTCATCATGTCCTGTATTTAAATTATCTCTATCAGGATGACTGTATAGTGTAGTATCTTTTTCCGGAAATATAAAATAATATGCCATATTAATATGTTGTTACTCGACCTTTAATGTCTGTGTTAGGGTATTTTAATTCAAATATGCTTGGGTCTAATGAAGGATATATTACTTCATTTCTAGTGGCTGTGTCAAAAGGATATTTATATACTGAATATCCTGATGTAGTTCCACTTTTGTTTTTAAAAACAAGATTTTCTACTGTTTGTACTCCTGCTGTTGAACCTATTAAATTTCTAACATCGTTTATTATAATAGGTTGATTTATTTGCCATTTTACTATATTAAAGTAATCCTTTAATTGTGTAACACAATCTAATAATACTCTTTGGTTATTTCTGTTTTTTAAAACAGTTATTTCAAATTCTAATTCAAAATTAATTACATAAGCATTTTTAATATTAATAGCATCAGTTAACATTCTATATTGTTCTAGGTAAGTAGATAAATTAGTTTTAGTAGCTGTGTTTAAATCAACTAAATTACCTGAACTATTATATCCAAGAACATGTAAATTTAATGCTAAAGGGTTTGGAATACGGTTTGGTTCAGTTGTTAAGGGAGATATTTGATCATCTTGAGTTATATATGCTTTAGCAACACTACCAAACTGTGAAGGCATAGATAATGTTCTAACAATATAATCTTCTCTAGTTACTGTTCTTTGTTGAGTTGAAAAATTAGCTATAGTATTTAATTTTATATCTTCTATAGTATCTCCAGCTCCCCCTCCTCTAGCAGCTTCTTTATTTACGCAACTTACAGAAGCTACAACAAAACTTCTCATATTTCCATTTATATTAGGTTTAGCTTCTTGTAATAAAGTTCCTATTTTACGAATAGTATGGCTGTTTACATTAGATCCTATTCCCCCACCTACTAAATATGTTACAGTAAGAGTTGTATTAGAAGGGACTTGTCCGTATGCTTTTGTATAAAGAAAATTTGAAGGGTCATAAGCAGTATCTAATTTACTTCTCCCATCATTGATTCCTAATCCTATATTATCGGGACTAGGGATTATTTGTTCATCTGCTCTATCACTAATACCTGCTCCAAATTGTAATTCTAATAATCCATTAGGTTTTACCCTCGATACAAACCTTCTAGGGACTTTTTTTAATTTTAATAGGTAAGGAGTTTCATTACTATATTGATGTAATTCAGGGTCATTAGCAGCATTATTAGTAACTTCTTCAAATATAGTGTCTTGAGCAAGATAAGGCACTTCATGCCAATTATTTCCTTCTGAATCTTCAATAGATTCTATTGATATTATATTATTATCAAATAGAGATAATGTTTTAAATTTTTCACCTTCTCCTATAGTAAAAGTTTCTGTTTTTTTTATTCCTGAAATTGCATTAACCCTTTTAGTAAATAAAAAATATTCGGGATTATTACTTTCATCATAACTATAAATACTAGAAGTAAGAGGGTTAAGAGAAGAAGAATAATTAAAATTAGCATCATCTGATAAATAAAAAGTAGATCCTCCTTCTACTGAAGTAAATGTTGAATTTGATTTTATAGTTAAAGCATAATCTGTATCTGGTATATAAACATTGTCTACTAGTTTAGAGGGAACTAAGTGAGATATATCTAAAATAACATTAGCAGCATTAGTCATTTTTGGTTTATACCCCATAGCATATGCCATATTATATAAACTTTCTTTCTCTTGTGCTAATGATAAAAAATTTTCTTGAATTTGAGTATCTGTATAAAATGAAAGGACATCTCCTACATAAGAAGCCATTTCTAAAAACATCATCCCTGGATTTCCTTCACTAAAATCATTAAAGTTATTAGGAAAATAAGTTTTAGTAAATTCTACAAGTTGACTTTTAAAAGAATTATAATCTTTACTTATATATTTTACGTCTTTTTCTTTAATTTTACTGTTTATTTTATTATAAGCCATTATTTTAATATTTTTAATCTCTAATAACTAATTCTATTGCATCTACATCCCCAGAATTAAGTCTAAAATTATAGACTATTTTTACATGTAATTTATGTTCATCAGTTGATGATAATACATCTACTACATTTATACTAGGTATATATCTTTTAATTTGTGTTTCAATAGCTTCACTTATATCTGACGCATTTATACCCGATTCAAATAATAAATTCTTTAACCCAACACCATAATTAGGCATATTTATTCTTTCTCCTTGTTCCGTAAGTA